CCAAGATTGTCGAGATGTTCGAGGCCTCGGAAGACGCCAGCCGGACAAATCGAGAGAAGGCGGAGAGGGACAGGGACTATTTCGACGGCAAGCAGTGGACTGACGCTGAGGTCAAGAAGCTCAACAAGCGTGGCCAGCCTGCCATTGCGAAGAACCGGATCAAGCGGAAGATTCGGTATCTCCAAGGTCTTGAGCAGCAGAAGCGGACAGATCCGCGGGCTCTGCCACGGACACCTAAGCATGACTTTGACGCGCAGGATATCACCGACGCGCTAAGGTTTGTGACCGGCGCCAACCGCTATGACCGCATTCGCTCGGATGCCTTTAAGGATCTGTCGATCGCAGGCTGGGGTGGTGTCAGCATTCGGGTGGAGATGAAGCCCGGCGCTGCCAATCCGCGTATCAAGCTGGAGGCCAATCGCTGGGATCGGATGTTCTTCGATCCATACTCATCGGCTGTAGATTTCTCGGATGCCAGCTACCTCGGTGAGGTGCGCTGGATGGACAAGCAGGACGCCATCCGGGAATACGGAGCGGGCGCCGGCAAGGTCTTTGATGAGACTGTCTCGTCGGCTCAGGTCGGTGGCACGTTCGACGACAAGCCCAAGAATTACACTTGGGTGAGCTACGACAAGCGCTACCGCGTGCGCGTGGTGAAGATGTACTATATCGGCGCCGATGGCGTCTGGCAGTTCGCTGAGTTTACGAAGGGGGGCTTTCTCAAGGCTGGGCCATCCCCGTATCTGGACGACGACGGCAACCCGGAGCATGAATACGCCTGGCGTTCCTACGAGGTAGACCGGGACAATAATCGCTACGGCGAAGTTCGCGGCATGATTGACACGCAGGACGAGATCAACAAGCGGGCGTCAAAGCTGCTCCACCTGGTCAGCGTCCGGCAGACCTTCGGGAACCATCAGGCTACGGGTGATCAGTCCACTTTAGACCGTCGGCGTGAGCTGGCAAAACCGGACGGTCACATCGACATCGGCGGCGCTGAGTGGGGCAAAGACTTCGGCATCATTCCGACGACCGATCTGGCGCAGGGCCAGATGGAGTTGCTGAAACTCAATCTTGAAGAAAGCGATCTGGAAGGCCCGAACGCTGCGATGCTCGGGCAGGGGCCGCAATCGGCTTCCGGGCGCGCTGTGTTGGCTAATCAGGCAGGCGGGGCACTCGAGGCCAACCCGACCTTCGACACGCTGCAGGACATGGATCACGAGGTCTACCGCAAGATCTGGCGACGGATTCGTCAGTTCTGGACGGCGGAGGAGTGGATCAGGGTTACGGACGAGGACCGCAACATTCGCTGGGTGGGGCTGAATACGCCAGCGATGCAAGAAGCCATCGATCCGATGACGGGGCAGCCAATCCAGGTGCCGGTAATTGATCCCGCTACCGGCCAGCCGGTGCTTCAGAATGAATTGGCCAGTTTGGAGATCGACATCATCATTGATGACGCGCCGAACGTTGGAACGATGCAGCAAGAAGAGTTCGGAATGCTCGCTCAGGCGGCCAACAGTCCGATCGGCCAGCTGCCCAGCTATCCGAAGATGCTGATCCGTGCATCCAGCTTCCGCGACAAGAACGAAATGCTGGCGGATCTGCAAAAGGCGGAAGAAGCCGCGGCCCAGCAAGGCAATCCGGCCGAAGCCGCAGCAAAAGCCGAGCTTGAGTTTGAAGCTGCCAAGGCCCAGCAGCAGGCCCAGATAGAGCAGCAGAATATGCAGGCTCAGATAGAGATCAAGCGCCAGGAGCTTATGCTGGATGCGGAAGCCGAGCGCGTGAAGAACGAACAGCAAATGTCTTTCCGAGCGCAAGAACATGCGCAAAAGATGCAGTTCGCTCGCGAGCAGTTCGAGCTTGAACAGGCCGCCCGCGCTTCTGCTGCCAGACATCAAGCTGAGAGGCCGGAGGCGCGACACTAATGCCTATGACAGGGCAGGTTGTCTCGAGCGGCCCGGCCTATGAGGTTAGCAGAGAGCAGCCGGTCACGCTTACGCAGGACGGTAGGCTCCGTGTCGAGACAGTATCTGGCTAGGTCAAACGAATGCGGCTTATAACACTGAGCCGTCTCCAATCGTCGATACGACTATGGCGGGTTGGATTGTGACCGAGCCGCTTTTGATCGAGACAAGAACATCACTTAGCCCTCGACTAGACTTCAGCGTGAGGGCTGATCTTGCCGGCGTGGCGCAAGTCAAAGTCCGACAGGCACGTCTATTTACGGTTCCCGACCCATCGATAGCATTTCCTTGGATCGCATGAGATCCCGCCGCCTGGGTTAAGGGCGAACGGCGCCGCCGGCCAATAACGGGCGTATCCGTGATCATGACACTCCAACATGAGCCGTCGCCGGGCTTCGGGCGAACGTGTCCTTTCACGCAAACAGGATAAGTTATGGCCGAGTCACTGGACGAGATCATGTCCGGTCGCAGCGAAGATGCGCCTGCGCCTGAGACAAACGAGCAGCCTGCAATTCAGCAGTCAGAGCCCCAGCAGCCGCAAGGCGATGAAGGCGAAGGTGATCAACCGCAGCAGGGCATGGTGCCCCACGCTGCACTTCATGCCGAGAAGCAGAAGGTCAAACGCTACACCGAGCAGGTCGCCAGCTTCGAACAGAGGATGGCAGATCAAGACGCACGGTGGGAACAGCGTTTCAACCAGTTGTTCCAATCTTTCCAGCGTCCGCAACAGCAACCCCAACAGCCGGCGCCGAGGCCAGACCTGTACGAAAACCCGCAGGGGTTTGTGCAGAGCGAGGTCAAGGAGCTTGTTGATCCACGCTTTCAGCAGTTCGAGCAGGCAATGCTGCACAATTCGCGGCTTGTCGCTAACTCGATCTATGGCGGCGCGGAGAAGGTCAATGCCGCAGAGCAAGCGTTCATGACGGCGCTGCAGCAAGGCAAGGTTGATCCTGCGGACTATCATCGCGTTGTGAACAGCCCGAACCGCTATGCGGAGGCTGTCGAATGGCACAAGCGCCAGTCTGTTCTTTCCGAGACCGGAGGGGACCTGACGCAATATCGCCAGAAGCTGCTCGATGATCCTGACTTTATGGCCGAGGTTGCCAAGAAGCTTGGTGTTCAGAACCCGGCTCAGCCGCAACCCCAAGCGCAACCCGCGGTGGACCCAAACCAGATTCCGTCGTCGTTCAACGGCCGCAATGCCGGCCCATCGAACGCGCCGACCTGGAGTGGCCCGCGACCTCTTTCCGAGCTTATGCCGCGCTAATAGCGGCCACGAGGAGCCATCATGGCTGAAACCAGGGCAAATGCTGCTCTGACGCCCCAGATTTGGGACGATCAGTTCAGCACTGAATTCTACCAGCGCAATCCGTTCTCGTCTTACGCTGGTACGACCAACAACAACCCGATCGTGATGAAGGAAGACTTCGCGTCAAAGCGAGGTAACGGCATCACCTTTGAGTTCATCACCAATCTGCAGCGCGGTTCGATCATGGATCGGCAGCCGCTGCGTGGCCACGAAGATGTGCTTGGCGAGTATGGCGATATCGTCTACTGGCGCATGCGCAAGAAGGGCATTTCGATCCATGAACTGGATCGGGATCTTGCTGCCATCGACCTTCGGAAAGCCGCTAGGGGCGCTCTGAAGACTTGGGCAGACGAGGACGTTAAGTTCGAGACCATCGATCGCCTCGGCGACGTTGGTACGAACCTCGATGTACCCTTCGACATTGCTACCGCTGCCCAGAAGAACACCTGGGTCACAAACAACAGCGATCGCGTGCTGTTTGGTGCGTCGAAAGCGAATTATTCGTCCACCTTCGCCACGGCGGCGGCCAACGTCGATACGACCAACGACCAGCTGACCCGCAAGAACCTCTCGCTGCTGAAGCGTGTGGCTCTGGCGGCTCGTCCCCGCATTTCTCCCATCAGCGTGGAGAGCCGGTCGAACCGTCGTTATTTCGTGGCCTTCGCTCATCCTCTCGTGTTCCGCGATTTCGTCAACGATGCGGAGGATGTCACTGCCAAGGTCTCGGTCATCGAACGCAACGAGGGCATCTTCCTCGGCGGCGACCGTGAATGGGATGGCGTTGTTCTGCACGAAGTCGATGATATGCCGATCTACACCGGCATCGGCAATGGCGGCTCGGACGTCTCTCCGGTCTATCTCATGGGCCAGGAAGCGTTGGGTTGGGCGATCAAGTCCCGCTATCGCTCGCGCGAACAGATGGACGATTATGACCAGGTCGAAGGCCTCGGCATGATCGGCAAGTGGGGCATGAAGAAGCTCGGCTATGGATACGGTTCCGACACTGCAATTCTCGGTAAGCAGCGCGGTGTGGTGACCGGATTCTTCAGCGCCGCTGGCGATTAAGGAGAACACGAACCATGCCTATTAATCCGTACTGGAAAAACGCTGTCAGGCACCCTGAAGACACCGGCATTGGGTATCTGCGCCGGACTGTTAACTTCGACACGCCCGGCGATGGCACCAATGGTGTGCCCATCGGCGGTCTCGAAGCAG